ACAGCTGCCGGCAAATATGTAATTAGCGTAAGATAAAACAAAATATATGGATAAGAAAGAATTTGACATCAACAACCCAACTCCTCAAGACTTTATGGAAATGGCAACATATGTAGCTATGAGTGAGAAAAAGAATGTAGAGCTATTAGAAGAATTAAAAAAGACTAAGGCTTATCTAACTGCTACAATACAACAAAGGAATTCAGCTGAAGCTAGATACCAAAACCTATTAGCACAAAAAACACAACATGTAATTAATCTTGGTGATGCAGTTGTTATTAACACAAAATTAGATACGATATAATGAAACAAGAAATTAAAATAGAAGTACCTACTAAATGGAGTGCAGTAACTCTAAAGAAGTATTTAGCTTTAAGAAAAGATTTGGACACTTATGCTGGTGAAGAAGAAGCTATAACTGCTTGTTTGTTTCATCATCTATGTGACTTTCCATTAGAATATATACAGCAATTGAATATAGATACATACATTGCTATTAGACAAGATTTAATTAACTTCTTTAACAATGTGGATTTACCTATACAAAAGTTTATCCAAATAGATGGAATAGAGTATGGATTTGAGCCTGATTTAAGTAGAATGGCTTATGGTGCTTATGTGGATATTAGCAAATACGAAACCTTTGAGATAAATGAGAAGTGGGCTGAAATCATGTCCATACTTTATAGACCTGTTATTAAAAAGACAGGTAAGTTGTATGATATAAAATCATATGATGGTACAATAGATGGTGATAAGTTTATGGATGTCCCAATGGATATTCACTTTGGCACACTTTTTTTTTTGAAAACTTTATTAAAGGACTTGCTGAAAGATACCCAGAAGTCTTTGATGGGATTGACGGGTCTACCTCACAACATCAAGTCAATTTTGGAAAAAAATGGAAATCTTACTCAAGCCTTGTCCAACTCGCACAAAACGATATAATGCTAATTGATGAAATAACCAAACAACCATTAGAAAAATGTTTACTTTGGTTAGCTTATCAGGCGGATGTTGCACAATTGGAAGACCTAATGTATAAGGAAGCAATGAAGAAGATATAGGTGATTCATAACTTTTATTCATTCAGTTGTTAAATCTAAAACAAATCAGATGAAACTGAGAACTGTAGCTACTCCGAAACCAAAACCACAGCCAACTCCATCGTTCAGTTCCCCAAGAAAGGGAAATAGAGCTGGGTGTTTATGTAGAAATAAGAACACTTATTCTCAAAAATGTTGTGATAAGAGTATAGGAGCACAGGGAATTGGTTTAATTTATCCACCAGCAAAAGCACAATAATGGGTACACCGGCATATAGACAGAATCAGAGAAAGAACCAGGGTATTTATTTGGGAGCTACTAGAGGTAGAGCAATCCCTCATAATAAACGTAGAGCTTGTTTGTGTAAAGATTCGGACACTTATAGTACTGCATGTTGTGAAGGTGCTCTTATTGGACAATCAATAGGAAGTACTCAATCTCCTAGAACACTAAAAGGAGCATTTAGTAGTGGATTCTCTAATGGATTTGATATTGGAAATATATAAAACAAAGATATAAAGTATGTCTCAATTAAATAAAACGCAGTTAGAAGCGGAAAACCAAAGTTCGTTCCCAAATAATAATGTAGGATATATAACTCCTACAATATTAAGACAATTCAATACTGACATGATTGACAGTATGGTTGATGAAAACACTTACAATGCTGATTCAGCATCTGTTAGTTCATCAATAGCAATGTTAGAAGCACAGGTAGATGGATTGGTATTATCAGGTAGTGGTGTGGTAATCAGAGATGAAGGTATATCGCAAGGCTCAGCTACAACATTAAACTTTGTTGGACCTACAATTCAAGTAAATGTAACTGGTTCACAAGCTAACATATATGCAAATATATCTGGATTAGCAACAACTGGTTCTAACAATTTTGTTGGTGGGCAACAAATATTAGGTAATAGTGGAGTAACTGGTTCATTTAATATATCAGGCTCTTTAATAATAAACGGAACATCATATACATCAGCAACTTCTGGAACTGCTGGTACTTCTGGAACAAGTGGAGCACAGGGTTCTTCTGGTTCAGCAGGTACATCGGGAACTTCAGGAACTTCTGGTACATCAGGTTCATCTGGTTCTTCAGGTACTTCTGGTTCAAGCGGTAGTTCGGGAACTTCTGGAACTAATGGTACTGCAGGAAGTGGTGGTAGCTCAGGCACATCAGGAACTTCGGGTACATCTGGAACGAATGGTACGGCAGGTAGTGGAGGAAGTTCTGGTACTTCAGGTACATCTGGAACAAGCGGCACATCAGGCACAAACGGAACTGCTGGTAGTGGTGGTTCATCTGGTACTTCTGGAACTGATGGAACAGCAGGTAGTGGAGGTTCAAGCGGTACTTCGGGTACTTCTGGAACAAGCGGTACGAATGGTACGGCTGGTAGTGGAGGTTCATCAGGAACTTCTGGAACTAATGGTACTGCAGGAAGTGGAGGAAGTAGTGGTACAAGTGGCACATCGGGCTCTTCTGGTACATCAGGTTCTTCAGGAACATCGGGTACAAGCGGCTCAAGTGGGACAAGTGGAGTAAATGGTAGTAATGGAACAAGCGGTACTTCAGGCACCTCAGGAACATCAGGAATAAATGGTAGTAGCGGTACATCAGGCACTTCTGGTACTTCAGGAATTAATGGAGTAGCTGGTTCAAGCGGTACGTCTGGTACATCAGGAACATCGGGAACTTCTGGTGTTAATGGTTTAGATGGTTCAAGCGGCACGAGCGGAACAAGCGGCACTTCTGGAATAAATGGAGTAGCTGGAAGTAGTGGCACATCAGGAACCTCAGGATTATTATCATTAACTGGTACAACTGATAATGGTGTAATTACTTTAAACGGAAGTGCACCAAATGGAACTGTTGAAAGCAATTTAACTTTTGATGGTAATAAATTAACTGTAACTGGTGATGTAAATGTAACTGGAGCAATAACTGCTTCTAGATTATTAGTACAAGTAGAAACATCATCTATAATATATTCATCAGGTTCTAACCAATTTGGTGATGCAGCTGATGATGTACAAACCCTTTTTGGAACTGTTGAAGTAAAAACAGGACCTTTAGTAATAACTGGTTCTTTACTACAAACTGGTTCATTGGTACAAATTGGTAATAGTTCATTATTAGGTACTACTATCTTATCAGGAAGTGTATTTGTTAGTGGTAATATTGAAATCATTAATGGTAAAGAATTAAAAACATCTACTATTCAAGCAATTGGAAGTAATGGTTTGGAATTGAAATCAAATAGTGGAGCTACAATTGCAACAATGGGAGGTGGTGGCTCAAATCAAATTTCATTTGGTGGACAAGTAAGTACTGGTGGTAATTTAAGTGTAAGTGGAAATATATCAGCTAGTGGAGCATTTACTTCATCATTAAGAGAAGGATATGTTTTAGTAGGAGATGCAAACAATAGAACATCATTAGTAGCAACAGGTTCATTTATAGCAATAGGAACAAGCGGAACAGCAGGTACATCAGGTACTTCTGGCACCTCCGGTATAAATGGATTGAATGGTTCATCTGGAACTTCAGGTACATCTGGAACTAGTGGAACTTCAGGAATAAATGGTACTTCAGGCGTAAACGGAACTAGTGGAACATCAGGTACTTCTGGAACAAGTGGAGCAACAACAATTTCAACAATAGCTGATGATGGTATTGTACAGGGTACAGCAGCATTCTTAAACTTTACTGGTAGTGGAGTTAGTGCTAGTGTATCTAATAATACAGCATCAATCTTTATAAGTGGAGGTGGTGGTTCTGGTGTAGGTTTCCCTTTCACTGGTTCAGCACAAATAACAGGCTCTTTAGGAGTAACTGGTTCAATCAATCAATCAATTGGAATTTATAGCGGTAGCTTAATTTCAAATATATACGATACTTTTACAAATGTACCACCTGTTACAAATGTAATCACATTAACTTCAGCTTCATACGCAAGTTTAGTATCAGCAGGACAAACTGACCCTAATGCAATGTATATCATTAGTGGAAGTAATATTACAGCAGGTACAAATGGTTCAGCTGGAACTTCAGGTACTTCAGGAACATCTGGTATTAGTGGAACAAGCGGTACATCAGGTACATCAGGAACTTCTGGTACAAGCGGCTCAAGCGGTACATCAGGTACTTCTGGTAGTAGTGGGACTTCTGGTACATCTGGTACATCAGGTACATCTGGTGTAAATGGACAAGATGGTTCAAGCGGTACTTCTGGAACAAGCGGCACTTCAGGCACATCTGGTACTTCAGGTATAACTGGAGCTGGTGGTAGTAGTGGAACATCTGGAACTAGTGGTACTTCAGGAACTTCAGGCACTTCAGGTGTTAATGGACAAAACGGAAGTAGCGGTACTTCAGGTACCTCAGGTACTTCAGGAATAAATGGTGTTGATGGTTCATCTGGCACATCTGGAACAAGCGGAACATCGGGAGTAAACGGACAAAACGGAAGTAGTGGCACTTCAGGTACATCAGGAACTTCTGGTACATCAGGTGTTACAACAAATATAAACATAAGTGCTATAACAATAGCTGATGAAGGAACTGCGCAAGGTACAGCAACATTCTTAAACTTTAGTGGAAGTGGTGTTACTGCAACTGTAAGTTCAAACACAGCATCAATTATAATATCAGGTGGCGGAGGTAGTGGAGCTGGATTCCCTTATAGTGGGTCAGCTGAAATAACTGGTTCATTAATTGTAACTGGTAGCTCTAGAACATTATTAGTTTCAACATCAATTGTAAGCAATACATCTTCAATAGATTTAAATAAAGGTAATTACTTTAGTGCTGGTATTGGTGAGGGTACATTATTACTTTTCGAAAATTATAAACCTGGTCAAACAGCTGAAGTACTTGTAACAAATACAATCATAAGTGCATCAGTATATTTCCAAACTGCATCAATATATTTCCCATCAGCTTCAACTTATGTACCTTCAAGACCATCTCAATCATTAGATAAATTGAATGTTGTTGTTGATAATATTGGAAAACTTTATGTAACACCTGATAGAGGATATTCTTTATATACTCCAGCATATCCATCAGCTGAAACAGCATCTTACTTAGTTGTAGCAGGTGGTGGAGCAGGAGCTTACAATGGATACAATGGTGGACGTTCTGGAGGTGGAGGAGCAGGTGGATATCGTAATTCATTTGCTAGTGAAACTTCTGGTGGAGGTGGCTCAACTGAAACTCCAATCAATATTAGTTTAGGTACACCATACACTGTGACTGTTGGGGCTGGTGGTACATTAAGAAGCTCTGGTTCATTATCTCAATTTAGTTCTATTATTTCTATCGGTGGTGGTGGAGGTGGTATTATGGATAATATTGGAGGTGGCCCTGGTGATGGTGGCTCTGGTGGTGGAGCAGGCTCAACTGGTGGTGGTTCATTATCAGGAGGAGTTGGTACAGCAAATCAAGGATATAATGGTGGTACAACTGCTGGAGGTTCTGATGTTGCTGGTTCTGGTGGAGGTGGAGCAGGCGCTGTTGGTGGAGCTGGTTCTGGTGGTGTTGGAGGAAGTGGTGGAAATGGATTATCATCATTAATATCAGGAACTTCTGTAACTAGAGCTGGTGGTGGTGGAGCTTATGGTGGCTCATCAGGCGGAACAGGTGGAACTGGTGGTGGAGGTAACGGAGGTACTGGTGGTGGTACAGCTACCGCAGGTGGTGCAAATACTGGAGGTGGTTCAGGTGGTGAATCTTCTGGAGATGGTGAACCTGGAGGTAGTGGAGTAGTAATTATTAGGTATCCAGCAACATTAACAGCAACATTCACTGGTGGAGTTACTCAAACAACATCAGAAAGTGGATTAGCAAAAATTGCTATTGTAACTGCAGCTGGTGTAGATGATACTGTAACATTTAGTTAAAATTAAAATAAGAATATGGCACATTACGCAATATTAAATCAAGACAACTATGTAAGACAAGTTATAGTTGGAAAGAATGAAGATGAAATAGTATTAGATGAAAACGGAAATGCTATTGATTGGGAAGTATATTATGGTGCTAAAAGAACATCATATAATACTTGGAGAGGAGTGCACAAATTAGGTGGTACTCCTTTCAGAAAGAATTATGCTGGACCTGGCTTCTATTATGATGTTAGGAGAGATGCATTTATCCCACCTAAACAATTTCCTTCTTGGATTTGGAATGAAGAAGCTTGTAATTGGGATGCTCCTCAAGCATACCCTAATGATGGAAACGGATATTATTGGGATGAATTTACAACAACTTGGAAACCAATAGATTAATATGCAAACAGTCTATATAGGAAATACTTTAGTTAATGATATATTCTTAGGCTCACAAAGAATGGATGATGTATTGCAATCAGAATCATATATAATTGAATATTTGGTTGTAGCTGGTGGTGCTAGTGGAGGTGGTTTTAGTTCATCACGAAGAGGTGGTGGAGGTGGAGCAGGAGGATTATTATCTGGAAGTGCACAAATTATTAAAAATTCAACTTATCAAATTTTAGTTGGTGGTGGTGGAAACTCTGATACAGCTACAGGAGATGGTACTCCTTATGGTAGTGGTGGTGAATATGGTTCACGTTCTTATTTAACTGGAAGTGGATTATATATTACGCCAACAGGTGGAGGATTTGGAGATAGTGGTGGTGGTATTCAAGCAGGTTCAGGTGGTTCAGGTGGTGGAGCTCGTCAAGCTTCTTCTGCATTTGGAACTGGTATTAGTGGACAAGGTAATAATGGAGCTGCAGGTACAACTAATGGTGGAGGTGGTGGTGGAGCTGGTTCTGCTGCTAGTGGTGATACCGGTGGAAGTGGTAAAGCGTCATCTATATCAGGAGCATCAATAACTTATGCAGTAGGTGGTAATGGTGGAGTAAGTGGAGCAGGAACTGATGGTACGCCAAATAGAGGTACTGGTGGTGGAGGCTCTGGTGGAGGTTCAAGAGGTATTGGTGGAACTGGTATTGTGATTATAAGATATTTAGGTGCACAAAAAGGAATTGGTGGTACTGTTACTACAGATGGTAATTATACTATTCATACATTTATATCATCAGCTCAGCAAACTTCAGAAAAGTTTACATATATTGGATAATACCTAATCAATAAAATTAGGTTTACAATTGTTAAATAATAAAATAAACAAATAATATGAAATTAGAAACTCAAAACTCATATGTAACCAATCCTCAATTCGTAGGTGGTGTAGCAGTAGCTCCTATCTCTGGTTCAGATTTTGCAGAAGCAAACGCTAACAATCCTCAATTTGGATTCGTAGCTGGTGGATTGTATGTTGGAAAGCAAGGTAACTTAGTAGTGAAGACTTATGACCAATCTGTATTGACATTTCAATCAGCATCAGGTTTTATCCCTGGTATCATAACTGCTGTATCAGCATCTTCAACTGCTTTGAACATAATTGCTTTAAAATAAAAAATAAATGATTAACCTAAACTATAATTTAATTGGTGCGGGTGGATACGACAGAAACTCTTTAGAAGAAGCCAAAGGTTTTATCCCATTTCAAATACAATACCTAATTGTAGGTGGAGGTGGTGGTAGTGCTGCAGGAAATGGTAGTGTAGTAACATTATTATCTGGAGAAGCTGGAGGTGGAGGTCAAGTGATTTCTGGCTCATTATGTGTTCAACCATTTAATACATACAATATAACTGTAGGAGCGGGTGGAACTGGAGGAGCAATATCTTCTACACCATCAGTTTTTTCAGGAACAAATGGTGTTTCATCATCATTTAATACAGTAGGAGTTGGTGGTGGCTTTGGTGGTAATATACAATTAGCAACAACTTCATCTACTTTAGCAGGAGATGGTTCATCTCAATTAGCACAAAGTGGAAATGGTGGTTCAGGTTCAGTATGGACTTTTAACTCAACTTCTTCAGCTGCACCTGGTCAATATTTACAAAATACTTATTTTGGTGGAGGTGGCGGTGGATTCGTAGTTGGTTTAAGTGGAAGCGCTTCAAATAATTTAGTTGAATATACATTAAGTGGTGGTACAACTATTACTGGTTCATTTTTAATGGCTAGTGAGGAGATGTATCAATTTACTAAATCAGCTAGTCCAACAGGCTCATCAACATTTATAGGAGTAAATACAATAAATCCTATTTTCCTAAGTGTAGCTGGACAAGCTACATCTTCTTTAACTTTAAGATACCCTGGTGGCCAAAAGGCTTGGGGTGGTTCAAATATATTTGCATCTGGCGGATACACTTATCACGAATTTACAACATCTTCTCAATATGAAGTAGGTAACGCACCATTCACATTAAACTATATTGTTTTAGGTGGAGGTGGTAGTGGTAAAAGTACTTTAGTAGGTTCAGGAGTATCAGCTGGTGGTGGTGCTGCTGGATACACAGTTATCAGTAGTTCAATTCAATCACCTTCAGGTCAATCTTCTTCAGTAACAATCGGAAGTGGTGCAGCAGCTCCAACAGGTCTTAATGATAATGGTTCAACAGGACAAAATACAATAGCATTTGGAATTACTGCTTCTGGTGGAGGTGGAGGTACTGATAATGGTGGTAGTAACGCTGTATATAGTGGTGGACAAAATGGTGGTGGAGGAGCTGGTGCTGCTAATAATGGACAACCTTTTGGTGGTAATGGTGGTGATGGATATTATTGGTCTGATGGCGATAATCAACAATATGGACCAGGTGGTGGTGGAAATTATACACCTGGTAGTGGTACGATTTACTTTGGTGTACAAGGTGATGGTTTGTATGGTGCTGGAGGAACTGGTAGATTTGCATCAACCTTTGTTCAAGCAACTTCTGGTTCTAGTGGATTTGCCGCAGTAACATACGCAGGTCCTCAAAAAGCAACTGGTGGTGATAGAATTGTTTATGATGGTACTAACACTTATCATTATTTTACAACTTCAGGAACATTTACTATAACTCAAATACAACCAATTACAGCAGTTGGAACTGGTGGATATAATACAGGAGCATCTTCTGGTTCTGCAGCACAACCTAATACAGGTGGTGGAGCAGGTGCTAGTTATTATAATGCTAATGGAAATAATGGTGGTAGTGGTATTGTAGCAATTAGATATGAAGGATTACCAATAGCAGAAGGTGGTACAATTGTAATAACTGACAATTATACATATCATATTTACACATCAGGTAGTGGCTCATTTTACGCAATAGGACAAGAAACAAATAACAATATTAATCCTTGTCCATCTGAAAATATAATCTTATCTCAATTTAATAATAATAGTGATAATGTATTTGCAACTGCTAGTTTCAATGGTGGAACTGTAGCAGCATCATATACTTTCTCAGGTTCAAAAGTAACAAAAACAGGTACATCAACTGCAACTGAACAAATACCATTTACAGCTTCTATGAGTGGAAGTGGTGTATGGCCGGTGACTGGTTCTAATAGTATGACAATAATTGTTAGAGATGATTTTTATTATCAAATATCAAATCAATTATTCTTAAATGCAGCTCAAAACAATTATAATTTAAGTGGAAGTATTATAAGCATTCCTTTTATAGCAACTAATGGCACTAACTGGTATGTTAGTTCTTCAGTAGAGCATATTAAAGGTAACTTATCAGATTCAAACATAAAATGGTATGCAACTGGAAGTGGAAATGTTAGAGTTAGTTCTTCATTGAATATAAGAAAAGATACAAATGTAACTATGGCTACTGCATCTTTCTTAACTCAAACAGGTTCATCTTACACAAACAATTTTGCAATGAGCCAAACAGCAAGTATAAGCTCATCGTATCGTCCATATTATAATAGTGATAGTTCATCATTATACATTAGTAAACTAACAATTGGAATAGCTGAATTAACATCAAGCAAAGAATTATGGATAAGTGCATCTAATTTACCTTTAGGTACTTTAAGTGTATTAACATCATCATTTGTAGCACAAACTGATATAGCAAATTACACAATAAGTGCTAGTGCAGAAGAATATTACTTACCTATAATACCTATTGATTATTTAATCGTAGGTGGAGGTGGTGGAGCCGCTAAAGGTTTCATAAACTCTGGAAATCCTGCAGTTGTGGGTGTTAATGCTAGATACACAGGTGGTGGAGCAGGAGGTTTACTTTCTGGTTCTTTACCATTAAGTGCATCTGCTAATTATCCTGTTGTTGTTGGAGCTGGAGCTGAACCAGAAGAAACAGGAGGTAATTCATCATTCTTAGGACAAATTTCTTATGGTGGTGGATATGGTGGATATAATAGTGGTGGCTCTGTTGAACCAATAAATGAAAGAATTGGTGGAACTGGTGGCTCTGGTGGTGGATATTTTGGAGAAGGTACAGCTGGACAAGGAAACTCAGCAGGTGATGTTTTCAGAGCATGGAACGGAGCTGGTGCTGGTAATTCACAAGGTTCTTCTTCTCTTTGGTTAGATGGTAAAACATACGCTGGTGGTGGTGGATGGGTAGGTAGACCTTTCAATGTAGCTACTTATGACTTAACATCATCTATAAATCCTAATACAGGAAGTTATGGATATGGTGGAACACCAGTTTTCGATGATTCATCTGATACTGTTGGATACGGAGCTAATGGTATTGTTATCATAAGATATACTGGTACAACTGTAAAAGCAGCTGGTGGTGAGATAAATGTTAGTGGAAGTTATGTTTATCATACATTTACTGGAAGTGCTAACTTTACAATTTCACCAATAAAATCATAAAAATTACTACAAATAAAAAACAAATTGTTAAATAACTAAATAATCAATAATATGAACGCAAAACAAGTATTAGATAAGATAGTAAAGACTCTTTCATTAAGTAAAGAGGAAGTACTTTTTACTTACGCTAAATTAGCAGACGGAACAATAGTTGAATCTCCTACATTTGATGTTGGTGAGCCTGTTGAGGTTGTAACTGAAGATGGTAAATCTCCAGCTCCAGATGGTGAGCATGAGTTAGCATTAAGAGACAGCAAAGGAAACGAAGTTGTTATCAGAGTTGTAACTAAAGACGGTAAAATAACTGAAAGAGAAAACGTAGAAGAAGCTAACCCTGAAGTTCCAAAGGAGGAGCAAATGGAATCAATCGCTGGTGGTGACATGGGTGATGATGAGGAAGTTGCTACTGAAGAAACAGCAAATCCAATCCCTGAAGATGAAGATATGAAATCAGTTATCCAAAAGATGGCTTATCGTATTGAAGAATTAGAGAAGAAGATGCAATCAATGCAAGATGTTAAAGAAGAAGGTGGTGCAGCTCCTAAAGTTAAGACTGAAGACTTACCTGGTGACCCAACAAAAGTAAACACTGTTGAGAAAATGGCAGCTGTTGAACCTGATGAAGATGAGGAAGATGAATTACCTAAATTGGATGGTGCTCCAATTGAAGAAAATGCACAAAATAAGAGTGGAGTAAAATTCAATAAGAAGAGCGCTTTGGTTAATCCTCAGAATTCTTTTTTATCAAAATTATATAAATAAACAAACAAAAATCATTTAAAGATGAGAAAACAACAAAATTTCGCACAACCATCAATCACTACAACTTATGCTGGTGAATTTGCTGGGAAGTACATTGCAGCAGCGTTGTTATCAGCAAAAACTTTAGATAACCAATACATCACAATCATGCCGAATGTGAAGTTTAAGAGTGTTATTCAAAAGATTGCAGTTGATAACATTGTAGTTGATGCAACTTGTAACTTCGAAACTTCTGGTTCAGTAGCTCTTACTGAGAGAATCTTAGAACCAAAAGAACTTCAAGTAAACCTTGAATTATGTAAGCAAGAGTTCGTAGATTCTTGGGAAGCTTTACAATTGGGCTATAGCGCATTTGATGAGATTCCAAAAGATTTCAACGATTTCTTAATCTCTTATGTTGGTGGTAAAGTAGCACAAGCTACTGAAGAATCAATTTGGAGAGGTGCAACAGCAACTAACGGACAATTTGGTGGTATCTATACTGCTTTAAGTTCTTCAGTAGTAGCAGGTGGTACTAACGCTCCTGTAACATCTTCTGTTTCAGGTTCAATCACTTCAGCAAACGTATTAACAGCATTAGATTCATTAGTAAATGCAATCCCTAACACTGTATATGGTAAAGAAGATGTGATGATTTATGTTCCAACAAACGTAGTAAAAGCTTACCAACAAGCATTATCTGGTGGTACAGCAGGTGCTAACGGATGGAACAACCAAATGAACGTAGGTGAAAAACCATTAAACTTCCAAGGAATTGAAATGGCATTTTGTCCTGGTCTTGCAGCTTCAGCAATGGTAGCAGCTCAGAAATCAAACTTATTCTTCGGAACTGGTTTATTATCTGACTACAATGAAGTAAGAGTATTAGACATGGCTAACTTGGATGGTTCTCAAAACTACAGAATCATTATGAGATACACAGCTGGTACACAATATGGTATCGGTTCTGACATCGCTATCCACAAAAACTATTAATTGAGTAAGTAATAGGGAGATTAACCATATCTCCCTTTACTCAAAAACAAAATTGACAATTTAAAAAACTAAAAACTATGGCTTGTAATTTATCAGCAGGAAGAAACGAACCTTGTAAAGAATCAGTAGGCGGCTTAACTGGCGTGTACTTTTTAAACTTTACTACCGGGTCTTTCTCTACGAATGCAAATGGTGAAATCACCGCCTTTCCTTCTGGAAGTACTGTGTACTACTATGACTTGAAAGGTAACTCAAGCTATACTGAAACTGTTAATTCATCTCGTGATAATGGTACAACTTTCTTCTCTCAAGAATTAGTTCTTAACTTGAAGAAACTTACTAACGAAATGACAACTCAATTAAAGTTGATGGCTTATGGTAGACCTCAAATCGTTGTA